CTGCAGCCGGTTCTGCTGGATGCTGCGGGACTCTTTGCCCGGCTTGATCTGCACCGTCATCGGGTATGTCTCAATGCCGGACAGGTAGCGCAGCAGGAACTGCTTGTCAGACTCCGACCGAATGGAGCGCGTGAATGCCTTATTCACCAATCACCCCCGCTCGTCTCGGCTCCCGACGCAGCAGCAGCGCGCATCGATCAGCTCGCCCCTCATCGTGTTCTGTCAGCGCCTGCAGCATGACCATCTGGCAATCGCGCAGGGCTTTCAGCAGCCGGCGACGGTCCCGCAGCACATCAGCGGTATTGCGATCTGATTCCATACTCATTGAAACGCCTCCGCGATCCGGTTCATTGGTAAGCGAAGAGCCCGCAGGCCGGCTGGGCCGCACAAGGTTGCATCGCACTTCGCCACGCAGCGCTGGAGTACGAACTGATGCAGCTCTCGCCGCTCATGGCGGTCCAGCATGAACAAATCGGCCGCCATAGCAGTCACCAGCTCGCCTGGATAGCCGTCGTGGCGGATCGAATATGCGTATGCCTTGGCTTCTTTCAGTCGGCTCATCGAAACAACCCCTTCAGCTCACTCAGAGCGCCGCGGCCAGCAACTTTTGCCTCTTCAGTCATGACCTCGCGCCCGCTGGCGTGATGCTCCAAACGGGAGGCATCCGGCACAGGCACTTCGAACGTCCCACCCATCAGGATCTCTTCGCACACCTGCCCGTAGACATCACGAAACGATTTCTCGAGCTGAGCCGGTGCTTCATACATCCGCAGATCGAACCAGCCAACGCGGCGCCCAGCCTCATACACACCTGGGTGAGACCATTCGTGCTCATACACGCGGCCGGCATACATGCACACTTCGCGGAATGCAGACGATACCGGCGGCAGGCCAGCGTCCTCTGGCGACGGTTTGCACCAGCCGATAAACCGGCCGACGCTCGGAAAAAAGTCCGACGGCGACTGCCGGGCCTTGCGAACTCCACGCGCGATCTGCTCCATGTCGGTGATGCCAGCCTCGATCAACCCCTTGACCCAGGTGGCCTTTGCTGACTTCAGGGACGCATCATCGGGGAATGCTGCTCGCCACGCCGGGAAGGCACCCTGCAAAGCGCGGAAGATATCGTTGACATGGCGTGCTGCCTCATCGCTGAGCGCCTTCGGGGTTTCCGGCGCTGCCTGCACCTGACCGGCGCGATGTTGGTTGGCAACGCTGCGGGCGACGGTGGTGATGGATTTCATCTCACAGCCCTCCCAGATCGTGCGCCCAGCTGGTGTCATCCCAGTCCGGGCCAGTGCTGCGCGGCTGAGCAGTCGCGCGGTTGGCACCCTGCTTCGGCGGGAACACGCCCTGCCAGCCGTTTACGATTGACTCGTCGAGGCAGGCGACGGGATCGATACCCTGCACCCTGAAGTTATCGAGCTTGTTGATCAGGCGGGTGAGAGCCACCTGCGTCATCGGCTTTTTGATCGCCCTCCGGTGATCGATGAAGTCCTCAACGGTTTTCGCATTGAGCCAACCAGGCACGACCGACAGGTCGAGCCCTTTGTTTTTTGTATTAGTGTCTTTTGTAAAAGTGTCTTGTCTTTTGTGGGTACGCGTTTGGGGACTTATACGTCCCCGTTCGGGGACTTTTGAGTCCCTGTTTGGGGACTTTTTAGTCCCCGTTTGGGGATTTTTTGCATAGTCCCCGTTCGGGGACTTTTGGCTATTTTTTGATCGGGTAGTGGGTGCGGATGACTCGCTGGTACGCCACTCAGAGATCACTTTATTGACCCCTATGGCGCGACCTTTCCGGTACAGAATTTTGCGCTCCACAAGCCCCTTGATCACCGCCGAAACATGGTTCGCGGCAATGCCAGTCAGCTCCTCGATCTGATCCCGCCCGATCCAGTCGCACGGCTTGTTAAAACCGAAGGTCTTGCTGATCACTGCAAACATCACCTTCGACTCACGCTTGCTGAGATCCGTCCTGCACAACTGGAGCACCAGATCGTTCGCAAGGCGCGTATAGCCGTTCTCGACTTCCGCCACCACCTGAACCTCCTGCGGCTTATCAGCGTCGGCATGAGCCGGGAACTGGTAAACCTCCGCGGTATTCGTCATAATCACTCCTGCTCTGCGTGAGTTTGAAGCCCCGGAACTTGGTTGGTAGCCGTCCGGGGCTTCGTCGTTTCTATCCCCTCGCGTCCGCCGAACTCAGCGAACGCGCCGTTTCGTGCCGGTTACGATCTCCGGCGCCACCGTCTGCCGTGGCCGCTCTTCGAGGCACCCATTGGCCAGCGTGCACCGGCGTTTTGGGATTCTGGTGCCGCGCCGAGGACTTGAACCTCGTCTTGCCGCTTACAAGGCGGCTGCGCTACCGGTTACACCAGCGCGGCATTTCACCGAGCATCACCCTCATTCCTGCCCGCGACTGGTTGACGGGCGAAGGTGCTGATCGGTGCCCAGCAGATAACCCGCTGCTGGGGCCGGGTCTACTGTGCCGCAGTTTCGATCGCCGTAGTCGCAATCCTCATAACCGATCAGCGGCTTTCGTCCAGCTGATTACCATCTCTGGCCCAGTGGTTGTGTGCGGTGGCCGGTGCTACCCGGCATATCCGCAGTCATTGCGCCCCGCGCATGGGTGACTGTGGACTGTATCCCATGCCCGCGCAATTCAGCGCATCAGCCTGCGCATTCACCGCAACAGCGCAGCCGCCTCTTGCCCGGGTCCGTTCCCGGCCTTACTCCCCGGCCGCAGAGCCCAACAGAGTCGGACGGGATACGGTCAGGGCCGAAGCGGCTCCCTGTTGTCGCCTCTCTGTCGCTACCGGCGAGGCGCTACCGGCTGAAGAGGATGAATACCGAGCTTGCAGATTGTCTTGGGCGCCGATCTGCCAGCGGCACTGCTGCCCATTACGAGTAGAGAGTCTTTTTCCAGCACCCTCAGCGAAGACGCTGGAAAAAGGCCCGGCGAACCGGGCAATCCTTCAGCACAGGGTCACGTGTCAGTACGCTCCGCACCATCCGTACCGGGCGTACTGAAAATCTGCTGCATAGACTGAAATTGACGACGCTTTTCATCGAGGTGCGACATGATCAGTTCACGCAGGTATTCAGATGACGACCGGCCCGCCAAGTCAGACAGGGCGCGGATCTGGTCAGCCGCTTCCGGTGTGACGTGGGTGGCGAGCTGGGAGATGAGTTTTTCGGACATTACGCGGCCCTTTCTTCCGGGTAGATGTCGGGGCGAAGTTCATGGCGCGTCACGGCACCGCCGGTCGCTTTCTCGACAGCGATTACGCGGCGAACCGGGACATGGCCAGAAGCAACCCACTGCTGTACCGCCTGTGGACGGATGCCGAGTTCTTCGGCCAGGGCTGTCTGGCTGCCGACGATTGCAATGGCTTTTTCAATGGGGCTCATGGTCATGCCTATGATTAAGGATTCGACTTACAAGAAAAACTTTACATGCGTTGAGGGCATTAATCAAGAAATTCTTGCCATGTCTTTTACAAGTGTTCCTTGTACCATTAGGTACATGAATACGACATCTGAATCACTCGCATCGCGCCTGCGGCGGCGCCGTAAGGAGTTGGGCCTATCGCAGCCGGATATAGCTGCCCGGATGGGCGTTAGTGCGCAGGCGGTCCAGCAGTGGGAGAAAGAGGGCGGCACAAGCCCGCGCGGAAAGCGGATGCACCTACTCGCGCAAATACTGCAGTGCTCACCGGAATGGTTGCAGTTTGGTAGCGATCAGCGGACGCCAGACGCGGTAATGCGCCTGCCAGAAGGCAGCAACGTCGCCCCCGTATACTTCAAGGAGCAGAAGCCCTACCCGGTGATCAGCTGGGTTCAGGCTGGTGAATGGAATGAGGCTGTGGATATGTATTCGCCAGGAGCTGCGGAAGAGTGGGAATACACGGACTGCACGGTAAGCGACAGAGCGTTCTGGCTCAAGGTAAAGGGCGACAGCATGACGGCGCCGGTTGGCGTCAGCATTCCCGAAGGTCATCTTATCTTGGTTGACCCGGATGCCGCCCCGGAGAACGGCAGCCTGGTGGTGGCCAAGCTAATTGATAGCGACGAGGCCACGTTCAAGAGGCTCGTGATTGATGGCAGCATGCGCTACCTGAAACCGCTCAACCCTAGTTACCCTGTTGTGACAATTAACGGGAATTGCCGTATCGTCGGGGTCGTCAAGGAGGCCAAAATTCGATTCTGACAAAGACAAGAAGCAAAGAGCCCGCCAAATCGGCGGGCTTTTTTTTGCCTTTTTCTACAAGTTTTTCTTGACCTGTTTAAAGTTTGTCTTGTATCTTGTGAATGTACCGAGCAGGGCGTTACCCCTGTCAGGCTAAGAAGCGCAATCCCAAATCCCGGAGCGTGGAGCCTGTCCGAACTGAGCCTCTGTATAGCAAGCCAGTAGGAGTGCCGGGCGTGTTTAACCACGTTCCTTTCCAAGAGCGCAGGTGCGCCTGTGCTGCTGGAAACGAACGGGAGAACGCTATGGACGGACTTTTCATCGCGGCGCTGACAGTCGCCGCCTTCGGTGCGCTGCTGCTGGCCGGATTCGGCCTCACG